ACTTTTTCACTTGTCATTGATATACCAACAGTGTCTGGTGTTGGGTGGTGGTGTGTTTCAACTACTTCTTCCCAAGATGTACTTACTGTTGTGCCTGCAACTGTGTTAGCATTTATAAGTGAAGTGTCTGGTGGGTGGTTTTCTAAGGTTTCTGCGTCAGTACTCCCTAAAGGTAGTCTAATTACTATATTATTAAAAGAAGAAGAAATTGTATTACCAGCATACATAAAAGGTTCAAGTGCATGTTTTGTAAGAGTTGAATCTGTGAGTTCTTCTCCCCAATTTGATTTTAATTCTTGGATTGAACCTTTATATCCAATAGTCCCACCATAAACATATGTTCTTCCTGCTCCTGAATTAGCACCAAAAGTAGCTGCATAATTATTTGAATCCCAAGTACCAGTAAATTTAGAAGTATTTTTAAGATGGTTAGTTTGATAAGCCCCAAAATTAACATCTGTTCCTGTCCCCATTAAATGTATATTCCAAAAATTTCCATTATATAAGGGAAAATAACTAGTGGATGCTCTGACTGTAAATGCAGCCCCTTGTGTTAGATTTATTCTACCATAAGTTGAAGCATCATTGCTTGAACTTATATCATTACCTGTGTATTTTTCTAATTTTAATTGTAATCCACTAGCATCATTAGGAGCATCTCCTAAACTTAAAGCTACACCTTCATTGCCTTTTATAGGTTTAATTCTTAATTCAATAGATTTAGATGTTTTTCCCCCTATATTATTTGTTTTCCAAGGAAAACGAACCATGTAATCAACAGTACCTATTGTGTCCGTTGTTTTTAGGGCTAATCCTGACTTTTCATAACTAAATGTTTTATATCCTGTTCTGTCTTTAACAGGACCTCCGTATTCTTTTACATTTAGAATAGTTGATGGGATACCATAACAACTCATTAATGCTCTAATTCCTCTTTCTGTTCCTTTAGTTTTTAAAAGGTGAGGTGCGTTGTGGTATAAACGTTTCCAAACTTCTTTAGATAAGTCTTGTTTTGGTAATGATCCCTCATTTGATGCTGTTACTAATGTTTGTTGGGTTGGAACATCATAAAATGCACTTCCTGTTGTTCCTTGTCCTAAAATATATTCTATTAAGTTTGAATTTTCAAACTGGTCGAATGCTTCTACTCCTAAACTTTTTAAAGTAAAATAAACCAAATCTCTTGATATACCTCTTGTATGGTGTGTGTCTGGTATTTCTGTTATATGTTTTATATGTGTCCAAACATTATCAAAATGTTGACCTATCATATTTGCAAATAATCTATATTGTTCGTTATCTGAGTTATCTAATACATGGTTAGGGATTAGTCTTTCTAAGTTATTTTGGTTTTGTCTATCAAATAAAGAAGCAGATAGTAATTGACCACCGTAAGTAGGGAATGCTGATCTTTCATCTCCTAACCAATTTTTAGCTTGGGATGATGTTATAGAATATAATATAAATGGTTTTGATGTATTTTGTTTAGGCCATGTAAACTTACTTCCTGATGTAAAGTATAAAAACTTTTCATATCCATCGAAACCATGGATTAATTTATCTTTTTTAGTAATTATATCACTTTTAGCAGTAATTGTGAAAGAAGAAGCTGAAGTTGGGCCTGTTATTGAGTTTAAACTACTTAAATCTTTATCATATAATTCTACTAAACTTAGTTTATATTCGAAATTTTTTAATCTTTCAACTGCGCTACCAAAGTGTACAAAATTTTCAAAATGGTATACTTCCTCTAATGGATCACCTACATTACTGCCCGAAACTGTTCTTATATAGTCATAATCTATATTTAAAACATCATCTTCTTCTAAATTACTTAAAAGTTCATTATATGAAGAAGATAAAACAGTTGAACTATTTAATATATCATCATATGTTTTAAAAGTAGAAGGAATAGAGCTATTTAATCTAGTATCTATTTTAAAATTGGGGCACCTTAAGGGAATAGAATCATCTATATCTTCGGGTCTTCCTAAATTTATAGTTAAAACTGTAGGGTCTATTACTTCCTCTACAATATTACATTCATTATCTATATTATAGCTTGTAGATAGGGGGTTTAGTAATTTTATTAATAATTCAGGTTGTTTTCCTCTTTCGTCTAATGCAATATTAATAGCAGTTATTACTTCCCCCTGCATAAAGTTAAGGCCAAAATCTTTAAAAAAGATATTTGATTCAACTTCATTAATAAAGTTTCGTATAGAAGCAATTGTTTCTGTGTTATTAAAAGCTGAGTTTAATTTTAGTCTTAATTCTCTTCGTGAAGAAGAAATTTCTTTTATACTAAAAATAGATATGGGAGAATTTAATATTTTTCTTCTAAGTAAAAATAATTTAATTTTATATTTTCCCGAACTGTATCCAAAGTTATTTAACTCACTTACGGGGTCCATATTAATTTCACTAATTAAACCTTCTTGATCTATTGATTCAGGAGAGGTAGTATAATTAATAAAGTTAAAGTCTGAATTTATTACTTGATCCGTTATAGATAATATATGTAATTCGGCATAATCTTCAGGTCTACCAAATTTTCTATCTAATTCTCTAGAAGCTACTTGGTTAGCTTTAAAGTTAAAATCTTCTATTTTAATTATTTCTTCTGCCATTATCTAAGGTAAGCTTGAATTAAATTATCAATATTATTTATATCATTACCATTTCTTAATGTAGGGCCTTGTAATGGTAGTGATTCTGCACTATCTATTTCAACTATAGCATCCCATTTACTTCCTTCATAATTTGGATCCATAACATATGGGTAATATTTTTTAGTTAATATATCATACGCTGATGGGTTAGATTCTGATTTTAGAGGACATGCTCTTCCTTTATACATAAAATAAACTGTGCCTGGTCCATCTCCTACTTTTAAAAGAGTACCATCAGAGTAAATTGGATGTTCTGGATTAGTATCAGTAAGTTCTAGTAAATCATTTTCTAAATTTTCTATTCTATCTAACAGGGCCTCAATTTGATCATCTTTAGGATCATAAAAATCATTTATATAATCTCTACTTTGCTGAAATAATATACTATGAGATTCATTACCCGTTTTAGGTATATCATAAAATAAATTATTATACTCTTGGAAAAAGTTTTTTACTTTTACATCTGTAGCTCTATTATCAGCATTAAGTAATTCACTAAAAGACAAATCAACATTATCACTTACATCTGATCTACTGTATAATTTTTTATTTATTTTAATATTTTCTTGTGCCATTACCTAACTACTTTAAAATGGTAATTATCATCATATATTTCTGTCCCTTCATTATTAATGTGTTTAAAAAGAACCCTATAGAATCTTTCAGGTTGTAAACCTTTCATAAATACTTTAAAATACATACCCTCATTATCTGCGCTTATTTTTGTAAAATTATCATCAAATGGGATGACTTCTTCTTCTGTGTGTGCATCCCTTATACTATAAAAAGAAGATGTTGTAAAATATCCTGTATTTAAAAAATTAGAAGATGATGTAAACTGTCTAACTGGGTATTTATCTCTGACATGTATTCTAAAAGTAGCTTCATCATTTTGGTTATATTCTTCTTTATTTCTATATAGTGAAACACTTAATTCTCCACTTTGTTTAGCAGATGACTGTTTATTATGTACACTATCATCCCATTTAAAAATTAATCTTGGTGGGAATATTGTATGTGTATCTACGGAAAAGTATTTCATTTCACCAAAACTACTTGAGGTATTTTCTTCTACACTATCTGGTTGTTTTATTAAAAAACCGTGATTAAAAATTCCTGTTGGGTAGGTACTATTTGCAAATAAACTTGCTGAGTGTTTTTGTACTATTGAAGTTACATTTATGTTTGTGTCTAGATTATCTCCACGTAAAAATTGTTGAGATCCTTGGAAATTACTACCGGTATACCACACACCACCACCGTTGGTGATTCCACTAGCATCTATTGAACCCGTTGTTGCTACTTCAAAACTAGAAATTGTCCATTGAGTTTTATCAATATCATTATCTCTATTAACCCAAGAACATCCATTTGAACCTGTAGGTAAATTTGAGTATCTACCCGTTCCCTCATCCCATGATTGAGATACAGCAAAAACTTCTAAATTTAGAACATTTGTTAGGTTTTTATGTTCGGATGATAATAGTTGTAAAGATACTTCTGAGGTTCCATTATTGAATGTTGATGAACCTATTTTATCAGAAATAGTGTTTTTTATTTCTGAATTTCTAAATTGTATCAGTACCCTTGAAGGGTAGTATCTTTGATCTGAGCTTCCTTTTTCTTTTACAATTTCAAGAATTTCATCTCCCCCCGTATTCATTTTAGTACGGTCTGGGTGGCTATATATTGTAGCGTCTTTTTCGGGAAATATAAAATAATATGCCATTTTAATGTTTTTTAGTAGCTACCTCCTCCACCACCTGAACTTACTGCGCCGCCGCCGCCAGTTGATCCTCCTGAAGTATTGCCTGTTGTTATACCTGATGCATTATAACCATACGTTGTTACTCTACCTTTAATATCACTATTTAAATTTTTTATCTCAAAAATACTTGGATCTAATGAAGGATAGATAACTCCTCCCCTAGTAGCTTGCGTAAAGTCATATTTGTATTGAGAATATCCTACATTAGTACCACTTACATTATTAAATGATACACTTTCTACTGACTGTACACCTAAAACGTTTCCTAATAAATTGTATACTTCAGAAATTATAATAGGTTGATTAATTTGCCATTTATCTATGTCAAAAAAGTTTTTTAATTCAGTTATACAATTTAAAATTACTTCTTCATTATTATAACTTTTAAAAGTTACTATTTCAAAATCAACTGTAAAATTAATTACAAATGCATCTTTAATATTAATAGAATCTGTTAACATTCTATATTGTTCTAAATAGGTAGATAAGTTTGTTTTTGTTGCTGTATTTAGGGTTGTTAATTGTTTATTTTTATCATACCCCAATGTATATAAATTTAACGCTAATGGATTTGGGATACGATTTGGTTCTGTAGTTAAAGGTGATATTTGGTCGTCTTGAGTAATATATACTTTAGCTATTCTACCAAATCTAGGGGGCATAGATAATGTTCGGATTAAGTAATCTTCTTTAGTTACAGTTCTTTTTTGAGCTGAAAACTCAGCCATAGTATTCATTCTAATTTCTTCTACAGTATCTCCGACCCCTCCACCTACTGCTTTTTGTGGATTTGAAACTGCTACAGAACTTTTTATAAAATTTAATAATGCATTATTGACATTTGGTTTATTAAATGTTTTTAAAGTATTAATTTGGGTAATAGTGTTAGAATTAACATTAGACTCTAAACCTCCCCCAGTAAGATATGTTACCGTTAATGTAGTGTTTGAAGGAACTTGTCCATAAGCTTTTGTATATAAAAAGTTTGAGGGATCATATGCTGTATCTAATTTGCTTCTTCCATCTTTAATTCCTAAACCTATATTATCGGGATTTGGTATAATATCTTCATCCGCTTTATCACTTATACCAGCCCCAAACTGCAATTCTAAGGTATTATCTGTTTTATGTCTAGCTACAAATCTTCTTGGTACTCTTTTTACTTTTAAAAGATAAGGAGTTTGTTGGTTAAACCCATTTAATTCAGGATCATTAGCACCCGTGTTTTCTGCTTCTTCAAAAATAGTGTCTTGAGCTAAATAAGGTACTTCGTAGTATTTATTTCCATTTGTGTCTGTAACAGATTCAATCGAAATAATATTAGTATCAAATAATGTTAATGTTCTAAATTGTTCTGGAGCTCCTACACTAAATGTTTGTGATTTTATTTCTGCTGATACTGCTAAAGTAGATTTTTTAAGTAAAAAATATTCTGGATTATTAGAACTATCATACTGATATACACTTACTGTTGTGGGGTCAAATGAAGATGAAAAACCAAAATTAACTTGATTTTCAGTATAGAAATCTATCCCATCTGTAGAAGAGAATGTTGAATTTTCATTTATAGTTAATGCATAGTCATAATCTGGTAAGTAAACCCCATTTAATAGTTTAGAAGGTAATAATTGAAATACATCTAAATTAGTAGAAGCTGCTGTTGTTACTTTAGGTTTATATCCTAAAGTATAGGCTAGATTGTAAATGTTTTCTTTTTCTTGTGCAAGTAATAAAAATGTTTCTCTTAACTGGGTATCTGTATAGAAAGATAAAACATCTCCTACATATGCCGCCATTTCTAGAAACATCATACCCGGAGACCCTTCACTAAAATCATTAAATGTATTAGGATAATACGTTTGAGTAAACTCAATTAATTGCGATTTAAACGAATTAAAATCCTTATTTAGATATTTAACGTCTTTATCTTGGGTTTTATTTGATACTTTAGAATATGAGGCCATTATGATTGTGCATTAAAATTTAATTGTATAGCATCTACTTCATTAGATGGGTTATACCTATATGTTATTTTTATATATAATATATGTTCATCTGGAGAAAAATTAGTTACTGCCGAAATTAAGGTAATTTCAGGGATATATATTTGTACTTGGTTATCTATCCTTGCTTCTAAATTAGCTGTATCTATACTAGTTTCAAATAAAAGATTTTTTAAACCTACTCCAAAATCTGGTAAGTTTACCCTTTCACCTGGTTCCGTTAGTAGTACATTTATTAAATTACTTTTTATTTGTTCTTTTTGGGTAAATGTTTGATTAAAAACTCCATCAGCATTAAAGGGAAAGGCCACTCCTATAGCTACATTTTTATTTAAATCTAGCGGATTAATTCTTATATAGTTATCTATAGTAGGCATTTATTATATTCCTTTTTTCTTATTAATTGCTTTCATTAAACTACTATAATCTCTTGTAACTGCATTTGCTACTGAATCAGGCATACCTGTTGTATCCATAGGTAAAGGAGCTCCTGTTGCAAATGGTTGTGATAAACTTACGGGAGCCATAGCTGTTTGAGTATTAGTATTACCAGCTGCTGTTTCATTTAATAAATCATTTAAAGTCCCATCAGATACAAAATTTTGTTTTTGTTTTTTAATAGGTTTTTTACCCATTATTTTTTCTTTTAAAGATGATTGTTGTGGAACTTCAACCATTCTCTCAGTATGTTCTACTATTGTTGGTTTTAATTCATCACGTAAATCTTCTTTAAGTGATTTAATTTCTCTGCGTAACGCATAATCTATTTCTTCTCTAACTACTTTTCTAATTAGATTTTCAAAAGTTTTTGCCTTCATTGTTAATTAATGTTTATTAATAAATATAAATAAATTAAACTTTATAACGTCTATATCCAAGCATTTGGAAATTAGCATTATATATTTTTTCTATTATTTCAGTATTACCCTGGGCTTGTAATGTAGATAATTGACTTTCGTAATAATCAGCTAAATCATCTGAATAGTCAAAAGGATCAGCTCCACTAGAAATATTATTTTGGTTAAATCCTAAATTATCTAAAAATTCTTCAGGTGTTTCAGAGTTGCCTGCATTATCAGTATTTACATTACCATCCCCATCTGTTGGGTCACTATTTGAAGAAAATGAACCACATTGAGATAACATTCCTAGGTATAAAGCTTCTAATAAACCTACTATAAAATTTAATATATTTTTTACTGCTGCTATAGCAGCTATAGCTGCTACAATATATCCTAAATATTTTTTGGCTTTAGATGTATATTTTTCTAATAATTTGGGGAATGAATTTACTGTTGATTTTATTATTTCTATTAAACCCTTAGCAGCGTCTAGTTTTTCTTTTAAGAATATAGCAGTTCCTGGTGCTATTAAAACCCCACCCGTGGGAGGAGGAAAAGAAATAGATCCTACTGCTTTTAATATTATATTTGATACTTTAACTACAACCTCAAGTAATGCTATTAATCCCGCTAATACAGTTAGTATTCCTAATATTTTCTGAATAGCTGCTAATATTTTATCACATATTGATTTTATTTTATTAAGCGCTTTTTCAGCTCCATCTATAATTTTTTTTAATGAATCTATTAATTTTTTAATTTTATTATAAGCTTTTTCTGCTTTAGCTAAACCATTAACACTACATAAAGCAGCACTTGCTTGAGCTTTAAATTTATTTTTAATTTCAGATTCTGTAGGTAACTTTTCTTTAACTTTAACTACAGTCTTAGTTCCTTGTTCTTTAATTTGCTTTTTAACTTGATATAAAGCTCTATCTTGTTGTTGTAATATACTTCTTATTGGTCCTGCTACTGACATTTTATACTAGTTTTATTCTTTTACTTTTTATATCTTCTATTGTTGATCTTAAATCATTTATTTGAGTTAGGACAGTTCCAAAACTACCTTGATTACCCGGAAATGGTGCACAAGGTCCTGTTACAGGAGCTACTAAGGTATATTGACCTATTAATACATTAATTAATCCTTCTATCATATCTAATAAATCATTAAGATAATCTTCTGTTTTATCTCCTAATAAAGCTGGTTCTGTTGGGTATTTATCCGCATCTAATCCTAAATAAATATCTGGTGCATTTACCACAAACTTATTTCCATCTAACCCACCTGTATCAAAATGAAAACTACCATTAGTACTAAAACCTATAGCTTTATCTGAAAATAATAATATACTGTCTGTTTTAGCATTAAATAATAATCTGTCTGAGTTGATTATTACTTGTTTTCCTTGGTATATATGTGGTTGTTCTGGTACGTAACTCATATTATGTTAAATTATTAAGAGGAAATTTTCCCTGTGCTATTTGTTGTGCTACTTTTTGGTAATTAGGTAATGCATTTAAATTAAGTTGCCATTGGGGATCTGTTAATCCCATGTTATCACTTAAACCTAATTCTAACATTAGTTTAGGTACATAAAACCAAGGGCAGGCTTTTTGAGCAACTTGATTATGACCAAATACTGATATATTGGGGTATCTTTTACAGTAAAATTTAATCATTTCAACTAATGTATCTGCTTGTCCTTTAGATATTTTATTTGATCCTTCTTTAAAATCATATCCTCCAATCCATGAAAAGTGTACTGAATTGTGATTTTGACCCTTAACTCCATTAGTAATTTTATCATCTTTGTATATTTGGGTTACTTTTCCACTTTTTTCTATTAAAAAATGGTACCCCCCTGTTCCCCACTTTCTACCATGAAAAAAATAATTCATAACATCTACTGCACTGTCATTAATATTACCTGCTGTTGTATGAATAAATAATTGTGTTATTCTACTACTTGTAGGGCCTAAATTTTTACTAAGTTGACTCCATGATTTTGGAGCAGCTATTGTTATTTCTTTACCGTGTTTATTAGTAAGTGTATAAGGGTATCCTTTAGATTTTTTACCTTCTTTTATATCTTTATTTTCTTGTTCATGTTTTTCTGCTCCTTCATTATTTGGGGTAGAACTAGGATCCGGTATATTACTAGGGTCTGATTCTACTACTGGATCTTCTTCTGTTCCTCCTACTACTGTATTTTCATGTATTAACTGATATTCTATAAAATCATCTTCTGAGACCTGTCCTGATTCTGTCATTTCATCAAAGAAAGAAAGTGAATCCGTTGATTGAGTTGTAGTTTCTTTTTCTTCTGGGGTAGGTGGTGTATCGTCTAAATCCTGTAAGTTGGAGTCTTGATTTAAATCTGATGGGGTAGAAACGGGGGCTGGTTCTGGTTGTTTAACTTCTGGTAAAGGTGGATCTATTAGGGATGTTAAGGGGTCTGTCGGGGTTTCTATTTCTGATTCATAAGATTGGAAATTAGTTGAAGCCACAACTAACGAGGATATTCTTTGATTAGAAGTCATATAAATAGAAGAATCATCTCTATTAATATCCTCTATAGTAGGAACCCATCCCTTTTCATTTAATTCACTTGATTGTCCATTTCTAATAATTGTAATGGGGGTACCTATAGGTTCGTCTCCCTGAGACCAATCATTTATATTTGTTTCTGGTAATACATTATTTTTAACAGTAGCACCAAATCTAATTGAATTACCATATCTACCTTCTATGATATGATCACCCTCATAAGGTAGTAAGGGTTTTATGTTTATTTGTTCGTTAAAATATCTTCCTAAATTTATATCTGTGTTGCCATCTTCTGTTTGTCTAACAGCTCCTGCTTCTATTTTTTTATAGTCATTTGACATTGAATCTCCACTTTCATCTAAGGATGTTTTAGTAGGTAATGCATTGTGGTGTTGATGTGACCAAATATTAATACTAGGTAGATAATAAGTATCTTGTCCTTTAGCTATACCATAAATATCTCTATTAGCAGCTTTTACTATTAAAACTATTTCATTTAATAAAGGATATTGTTTTAAATTAGGGAATAAAGGTCTTGCAATATTATTAAAATTAGGGGTTGTTTCTGAAGTAGTTTCATTTACGCCTGTGTAGAATATGGTTCCTAAAGAATCCCAACCTCCTAAAGATTCCCACCTTTCATGTCTTTCATCTAATATAATTCCCGTTACTCTAACAGAAGTTATAACAGAGCTTAAATTACTAGCCCCAACTCCATTATTAGCTCCTATATTTAAATTATATCCCATTATTCTTTAGGTTTGTCTAATTGTTTAGGTTCTTCAACAGTTTTAGCTATTTCTTCAGTTAAATCTTGAAGTTGAGCCATTTCTTCTTCCGTTAATAATCCACCATCACCCGAACTTGCTGTGCCCGTAGATAAACGTTGTACAATAGCAGCCATTTTTATTAGCGCATCATCGTTTTTAATGCTAATTTCCATATATTCTTTAATTAATGGTACTACAACAGTAGCATCTCCTAAAGATTGAACTAGTGGTTTTAATTCAGATATAAGTTGAGCTAATTGTTTTGCTCTTTTCTTTTGATTACCGTGGATATCTTTCAATAAATCAGAGAAAGAAATATCATCAAATAATATTTGGTTTAATGGGTCCATACTATTTTATTATAAATATGGAAAAAATTAGACTTTTACATACCCTGTTTCTGAGTATTCATTATATAATTTTTTATAAACTTTTTTAAGTGTTTTAGTTACTTTTGTAATTACTGGGGTTTCTACACCAGTCATTTCTCTTATATAAATGTATAAAGCTTTTTTATTAAATATTTCTAGATTTTCTCTTCGTTTAAATAATACATTTACAGCATCACATACTTTTCTATCATGATCCTTTTTAAATAAAATAAACATGTTCTTATCTACATATTCTGTAAAATAATCGATAAAATCTTTTATATCTTGTTTACGACCATCTCTACCTAGTTGACGTAATACCCCAGCGTCTTCATCAGCTGCTAAAGGGTCTGCTTTAGCTTTTTTCTTTTTGTAGTTGTTATTATTATATAATATAAGATAATTTTTACCCACAATCGAAAAATATGAAAATGCTTTAGTACCCCTTTCTGGTTTCCAATAGTCTAGTTTTTCTAAGAAAAAACAACATACTTCATGTTTTAAATCTTCTAACGATTCTACCTCTGTATAATAAAATTTGAATGTATGGATTAGATTTTCAGCTAATTTATAAAAAGCATATGCTATGCGAGAACGATAAATTTCGTTTCTTTCTTCTTGATTTGAAGAAGCTAAATATTCTTGTATAGCTAAGTCTACATCAGCTGTAAAATATTGTTTTTTGGATGGCTTTCTACCTCTTTTTTTCTTAACAACTGGTTCGGGAGTAAGAGAACCGGTGGTAGCCGGTTCTGATTTTTTTTCATTTGGCATTTAAGGGTCTATTTAAGGGTAAATTCGTTTAGTGCTTCTTGTATTTTTTGTACTTCTTTAAAAAAGAAACCAATTTGGTCATCAGCATAAAATATACCTTTATCATCAACTTCTTTTAATCTTTTATCGCATGCAGTAATAGCTTCACTTTGTTTAGATATAAAATCTTCTAATCTTTCATTTTTAATAATTAAATTTCTAATTACAAAAAAAGAAGTTGTTATTACTACTGCTAATATAATACTAAGTGTTATCATGTTTAGTCTTTAAAAAATGAATCAATAACATCTATTGTTGCTGACGCTAATTTTGGGTTATTTGCTGTGTTTACTTTTTTAGCTGCTCTAAGTGTTTTATCACCTTTGGTAGCGTTTGCTGGTTTATTAGTTTTAGGTATTGCATTTGTAGCATTATTCCACTCTTCAAATTCAATTTGAGCAGCCATATGATCCGCTTGATGCATTAATACTGGTAAATGGGTCCTTAGTCTAGTTTCTTTTTGACCAGACATAAAGTAAAACTTATTTGATTCATCATATAAACCATCATGAATTTTAATTGTAATAAATTCATTTTGGGTTACTTTACAACCAATTTCTTGAAGTATAAATAATGAACGTTCTGGAACTTTCATTGCAGGAATGTCAGTGTTAAATTTATAAATCTGACCTAATTTATCAACATGCCATTGTGAGTCGTTGGGTGTATAATATTCACCTTCTTGTTGACCCATCTTACCTAAATCATGGAATAAAGCGGCGAAATGCATTTCTTCAACAGTATATGTAGAAACATCTCCACCCATTTTTTTCCACGTTTTATATAATTCATTTGCGCAATCATATACACGTAAAACATGGTCAGTATAACCACCTGCGAACGCTGAATGGTGCCAATTTTTACTTGAGGCAGGCATCATCATCATTCTTTCTTTATACTTGTCTAAAAATGGTAATAGTATGTCTGTTCTTTCTTTTGAAAAACATGTTCCTATTACACTTACATAACGGTCCCAATTTGCTTGGATTTTTTCTGCTGATAACATATTATAAATTTCCCGTGTTTCTTACTCCTCTAGCTCCATAATTTCCAGTTTGAGAAATGTTTATTATATTTTGTAATTCTTCATAGCGTTCTTTTAACTCACCTTCTTCCATAAAACGAAGTGCTTCATTTTGTTCTCCTCTTTTTATCATTGTACGTAATCGCGCTAAAGATTGATCTAATCTTTCCATTGCTCCTTGTAATTGTCTTTCGTAAGCCATAATTTATTTTTTAGTTGATTTAAACGTACGATCCTTATCTGGCCTATCCAAATCTTTTTTGCGAGGTTTTGTACGTTTTATTTTTTGTTTTTTTGGATAGTAATCATCATCAGACCAACGGTCTAAATTTTTAATTTTCATCTGTATATTGTTTATAGATTTTATTACACCAAACCATATTTTCCTTTAATATTTTTTTACGATCTGGTTTTAAACTAAGGAAATTTGTAGTTTCAATCAAAGCACCTATGGCAGTAATACGATGTATTTCTTCTTTAGTACCTATATTTTCAACTAACTTTTTTAGGGAATTTACTTTTTCTAAGTATTGTTCTTTTTTGGATTCAGCTGCTGATTTTTGTTTTTCTAGCTGATTATCTTCTTCTATATCATTAAAAAATGACATAATATTAGTGTCTGGGCGGTGTATACCCTTTAATGTATCGGATTTTTCCATCCGTTTTAATGCTTTATCTATGTGTTTGGGATCGTATTGATTCATAACTGGGCGGCCGTTTCGACCTAAAAACCCCTACAGTTGTAGGATATGGAAAATATTAATATAAGCCAAGTCTTATTTATTAGTTCTTATATTTAATCTAGCAGGTAATATTTTTCCTGATGCATTTCGTATAACAATTTGATATCTTAAAGGAACTCTACCTTCATCTTGTTTAAAAACTGGACTATTTGTTTCTATAACTACATCTAAATTTTTAGAAGTAGTACCAGGATATTTAATTTTCACAGCACTAGGGTTTAAAGTACCTACCATATCATAGGCTCCTTTTTCTCCATCTATATAATGAACGAATATATCATCGCCTTTTTTCTCTCTTACATACCAATAACCATATCCAAAGGAAGAAGCTAGTAAATTTCTTACCTTATCTAAATCAACATCTGTTGATGTTTGGAATTCGCCTTTTTCTCCTTTTTTAGTAATATAAGCATTTATACCATCTGCCATTTTTTGTGGGTCAATACCACAAGCTTCAAATATTTCTCTAAATAGAGGTTTATCATTATATTTACTTTGATCAAATATGGCTTTACCATCATCATTTAAATAAACAAAAGTTACATTTCCCCCATTATATATCCCCGAACCTTTTTGATCTTTAATAGAAAGATATATAGGTCCACTTTTGCTATCTATAACAACATCAGCTACTTTATCTCCTAAGTCTGTAGGTCCCTCAAAAGACAATTGTCGTTTAGTATCTGAAGCACCCATAAAATTAATATCATCAGGAACATAATCTTCGGGATCTATTTTTAATGCTTTAAATAATTTTTGTATATCAGGAAACTCTACATCTTCTATTGGCATACCTAAGGATGCTTGCATTTTAGATAATAAATCCTGTTCATATACTTCACCCTTATTTGCACCTCCTGCTAGTACTATTTGTACTTGTCCCTCTCCTTCAAGATCAAATTCAAACATATTATATTTAGAACTTTTATTTGGGCCAGATTTAGGACCATATACTTTAATTTCGGAATTATTAAATAAATCCTGTAGTATAGCTATAAAAGTATCTTTGTCTATTTTATCTAAATTACCTAATCTATAAGCATCTGACATCTTTTTAAATCTATGTTCTTCAGCATATTTAGATGATAAAATAGTATCTATAGCTTTACGTGAATTAGATGCTTTAGTTCCTTCTTCTAAATTAGAAATAACTTCATCAATAGGTAAATCTAGTTTTTCAAGAAGTATTTTTAAAACAGAGATATCAGAAGGGTTATCCAATGTTGGATATCCCCTTTCTGATCTATAAGACCATTCTAATAATAACTCGTCAAGAGTCATAAGTATATTACTTAATAATGTTAGCTAATTTTTGGAATCTTTCTTGAAGGTGTGTAGTTTCAGTAGATACTTCTTCTTTCATATCTTCTTCATCTTTTTTACCTTCATCCATTTCATCCTTTTTAGCTTCGTCCATCATGTCTTCATCCATATCGGCTTCATCCATGTCAGCTTCATCCATCATATCTTCGTCCATGTCTTCAGCTTCTTCTTCGCCTTCTCCAGCTTCAAATTTATCTTTTAACATGTTGTAGATTTGTTTTAGCATGTCTTCTGAGTCGTCTCCACCCTCAGCACCTGCATCTACATCACCTGCATCTACATCAACATCTACTTCTGCTTCGTTAACATAAGCATCAAGTTCTTCCTTGATCATTGTTTGTAATTCTTTTAAATTCATTTTTTCTAATTTTTAGAATGGTTAATTATTTTTTAGGTTTTCTACCTCTTCGTTTTTTACCTTTAACAGCATCAACAACGTCTTTTGATTGTTTAACTACTTGTTTAGCAGATGTTTTAACATCAGCTAATTCTTTTACGACTTCGTCGTATCTAGATTTTAACTCTTCGTCTATTGTCGTTTTATCCCAAAGAGCATTCCATAAATTTTTTAAATATTCTATCATAACTTAATATTATTTATTTTTTTAATCCAGCCATAAATCCTTCTTGGTAGGCTACTTTTGCAATCTCATAATACATTTTTACACCTTCAGATCCTTCTTTTAAAGAAATTCCTGCTTCTTTAACTATATTTAAAAGTTCCATATGAGTATCTCTTTCCATCATAGTTTTTGCGACTTCTCTTCTGTCCGCTTTTTCTTTTAAAGAAATTTTTTCTTTTTCTTTTTCTATTTCTTTAACTCTAGCTACGATTTCTTTATTTCTGTCTACTAATTCTTTAGACTTTTCTCTATATTCGTCAGCAGTTAATTTACCATCTTTATATTTGTTTAAAGCTGGTTGAAGTTTTTCTTTATTTTTATCTTTTTCTTTTTCTAGTTTTTCAACCTCTTTATCTAAAGCTTTTAATTTTTTATCTTTACCTTTAGCACCTTTAGATGCTTTCTTTTCTTCTTTAGCATCGTCATCATCTTTTTTCTCAGATAACATATTTTTTACTTCTGCTTTAATAGCTTCTTTAAGAGTATAAACAGACTTATCATATTTTGGCTCTTCCATTTGGTTATTTTTGTCTTTCATATCTTTTTTTATTTCTTTCATTTTAAACTCATCTTGCTCAGATAACCATTCTTTAAATGTTGGTTTTTTATCTAAACTTCTATATGTAGTTTCATAAGTTATCAAAGCAGTATAATATCCACCATGTTCAGTTAACTTTTTAAGAACAGCTTCTGTAGCTTTTTCTCTTTCTTCAGGTGTAGACTCTGCTAATCTACTAACACCTATTTCTGTTAATTCATAATCCATACCTTTTCTAAACTCGTATGGGTTATATTTATCTAATCTAGAAGGACCAACTGGGGTATCTTCTTTTTTAGGTGAATATCCGTAAAATTTATCGTTTGCCATTGTTATATAAGTATTATTCTGTGATAAATATAAAATTATCCCAGAAGCTGTTATTGTTTAACTATTTGTTTACTATATCGTTTATTTTCGTGTGTAATTGATAAGTTATATAATCCATTAGGTAAATCAGATAAATCCAAACGTCTAGTTTCTGTTGAATTTATTAATAATCTTCCCATTAAATCATATAATTCTACTTTAATATCTAATCTAGTATCTATAGTTAATACGTTTCTTGTTGGGTTAGGATAAACTGCTATTCCTAAAGCAGCTACATCCGCTATATCTGTTGGCCACCCTAATTGACAGTAATCATACATTGATTGGCATGTAGGATCCCACTCATTATTACAGCAATAATCATCTACATCAATTACCCAAGCAAAACACCCATCGTTTAACCAATATGGAACACCTGGTCCCCCATAACAACCAGCATCATATAAACATGCTGTAGAATCTGTTACGTTTGCCGCTGGATTATAATTGTAAGCTGAAACATCAGTACAACCAGGAACTGCTGTTATACATGAATTATCATCATAACAAGCATTTTCGTTATAATTAACGGCTGCTGGATCAGTACAACCACCAATATAACAACAAGAATTATCTAATGTGTTAGCTAAAGGATTAAAGTTAAGTGCAGTATTATCTGTACAACCTAATAATACATCTATACATGAACCATTGTCAGTATTCGCATTTGAATTGTAGTTAAACGCAGTACTATCAGTACACCCATATATATATGAGATGCAAGAGCCATTGTCAGTATTCGCATTTATATCATAATTAAATGCTGTTGGGTCAGTACATCCATATAAAAAATCAACACAACTTCCATCATCAGTGTTGGCTAAAGGATCAAAGTTAAAAGCATCTACATCTGTACATCCTAAAACAGGATAAATACATCCATTGTTTGTATTAGCGAGTACATTATAGTTAAGTGCAGTTGCATCTGTACATCCAATTACTACGTCAATACAACTATTATCATCTGTATTTGCATTTATATCATAGTTAAAAGCTGCTGGATCTGTACAACCTAAGATTGGATAAATACATCCTGAATTTGTATTTGCAGTTAAATCAAAATTTAATGCTGTTATATCAGTACACCCAATAACTACAGGCATACAACTTCCATCATCTGTATTAGCATTTACATTAAAATTAAACGCTGTAGGGTCTATACATCCCAATACTGGATATACACAACCTATATTAATATTTGCATCTATGTTGAAATTTAAAGCTGTTGGATCAGTACACCCAAATACTTTAGGGACACATGAATTATCATCTACATTAGCATTTACGTTAAAGTTAAATGCACCTACATCAGTACAACCTAATACTACTGCTATACAAGAACCATTATCTGTATTTGCGTTTATATCATAATTTAACGCATTTGCATCTATACAACCATATATAAAAGGAATACAACTTCCATCATCTGTGTTAGCTGAAGCATCATAATTAAATTTCCCATCATCGGTACAACCCTCAATTACGGGGACACATGCTGATGGATCATTTACATTTGCTGAAGAGTTAAAATTAAATGCTGTTGGATCTGTACATCCTATAACTTCTGCTACACATAAATCATTATCATTAACATTAGCTGTTGAGTCAAAATTAAATGCTATAGGATTCATACAACCCACAATAACAGCTTCACAACTACCATCATCAGTATTTACATCAATTAATGAATCTCCTGTAAGTTGAATAAAATTAAATGCTGTAGGATCAGTACACCCTAATATTTTGGGTACACAAACATTACCAAATGTTGGTAAATTATTAGCTTCTAATATAAAAGGAAATGGAATAGCATCCCAATAAATTACATCAATAATAACATCACCTTCTGGCCCCGTTAGTTTATATGCTATTTGATCTATAGAACTTATAGATTGTGGGGTTACAAATAAATAAGCATAAACTGGTTCGTATATATTTAAAGATACCTGGAATAGAATAGTATTACCATCGTTAGCTCCCATTTTATATTGTGGAGATATCCAATCTCCTTGAATTAATCCTAACCATGTTCCACCCCACCCATCTGAAGCACCATCAAATATTTCTAATGTATATTGACCTAATATAATTTCACTTGTATTAGCTGCTGGATCGTAATTAAAGGCTAAACTATCAGTACATCCAACTTCTCTAGGTGGACCACAACTTCCATCATCAAAATCAGCCTCTGGGTTAAAAGTAGTAGATAGAGGATTAGTACAACCTCCTACTAAAGTAATTATTTCACAAGTAGATGGCCCAAATTGAGGTGATGTGGCAAGAAAATTAAAATTACCATCTGGGAATTCATCTTGTAAGTTATATAAAATATTTTCTTCACAATCTATTACTACAACATTACCATTTGTTGTACCACCAAAACAAGTACCACATAAACCATCACCATAACTATCTTCAATAACTAAATCATATAATTGACCAGTATCAACACAAGCAAAAGTTGAAATGGGTAAACCAGGTTGTGCTCCAGAATAAGTCCCTTGGGGGGCTTCTGCAACTAAACCATAATCGCCAAATAATTTCCAACTTAACTCACTTCCATAATTGTCGGGAGCAACTATAATATCAATAGGCGTTTGTCCAGGACCACAAGAAGCAATCAATTCACATGTACCATTATCTAAATTAGCCCAAGGATTAAAATTAATAGCAGAACTATCAGTACATCCTAATATGGCACCACAAGGTAAACATGATTCCCAACATACTAAAGGTAACTGAATAGACTCATTAATAACATTTAATGTTCTATTAATAAAACCTAACCCATCAGGTTGAAAACATATTGAATTTGGACCTAACTGAGGTAATTCTTGATCAGCCCAATTATCTAACATATATTTCCAAACATATTGTCCTGCTGGTATATTAATTGTTACTTCCCAAATA